AAGGTAGACGGTCCAGTAGCTCTTAGCCTTGGCATCCGTTTCCACGTGGCTATAACGCTTGACAAACTCGGCATACGAGACAATATGGAAATCGATGCCTACCGTTTCTAGGCGACAGGCATCATAACCGTCCTCACCGTACTGAAACTGGAGAATGTTTTGCGAAGAGTCACGAACCGTATGGTCGTGCTTAACCGAAATGTCTTCCATAGACTTGATAAGACGACGTTGGATATAACCTGTTTCCGAGGTCTTTACAGCCGTATCAATAAGACCGATACGACCAGCCATAGCGTGGTAGAAATAGTGTTGCGGCGTAAGGCCAATCTTAAAACTGCGAGGGATAAAGCCACGGGCTTCAGCACCATCATCGTCTTTACAGTAGTAGGGAAGAGTACGCTTATCCATGTTTAGCGGTACACGCTTGCCTTCTACTTCCGACTGGCCGAGACAACCAATAATTTGAGCTACGTTAGTAGGATCACCCTTAGAGCCAGCAACAATCATATTAACTAGACGGTTGTTATTGGTGAGAGACTCTACACCAATTTTACCGGCATTATCACGACTGCTGTTAAGGGCAAACTTGATTTCGCCTTCGAGGTCATCTACAACATTGCGATCCGAGCGAGTATTGTAGGTGCCTTCGTAACCCTTTTGAATCATAAGACTGACTTTCTTAGAGGCTTCGGCAATGTTTTGTTGGATACGGTCGTTGATTTCGGGGCTTACTACACAGTCGCTAATACCCACACTATGACCATTAATAAGTAGCCAGTTATTAACAATCTTTTGGGTATTGTAGATAAAGTCTGCCGAGGCATCTTCACTGTAATCCTTCCAGATAATATGTACAAGACCGCCTTCTACATTACCAATATTCGTCTTGTCTAGGACACCGGATAGCATCTTGCCGTTTTGGATACGAATAACTTCATCAGTAGAGTGTTTACCATCTACATACTTCTTAGTCTTCTTCTCAAGGTTTATTGCCGGTAGGATGCTAGAGTAGAGTTGGCGACCAGACCACTCTCCAGGCTTGTCCGGTGTAGGGATGTTACCATCAAACTTGTCATTCCACATCATAAGGCGGCACATTTCGCGCTTGTTGACAAAACTAGTTTCTGTGGTGAATAGGTTAGCTGCTGTGAGAGAATCCTGTACAATACCGATAACAGGGGCATTCTTTTGCGGCGAAACCATTTGTGTAGGAACTAGCGTAAGGTACTTTAGTTCGGCCTGGGTTTGGTAACTTTGACTAAGGTGGGTGTTCATTTCGTCACCGTCGAAATCAGCGTTATAGGGTGTAGTAACACTAACGTTAAGACGAAATGTCAAACCCTTGGGTAGTACACGTACTTTATGACCCATCATAGACATCTTGTGTAGCGACGGTTGACGGTTAAAGAGTACTACATCACCGTCGATAAGGTGACGATTTACAATATCTCCAAACTCAAGCTTAATGTTAGCTACATTTACGTAGCCAAGGTGAATGTTTGTATTATCAGAGGCACGTACAATGCTCTTGGCACCAGGGTATGTGCTATGACCGTTGCGAATACAGATTTCGAGTTCATCCTTGTTTGTAGGAGTAACGATAACCGGGATAGTAAGGTTCATAGCAATGTCCTTAGGTACACCGAGTTCATAGAGGGCAATGTTGGCGTCGGGTGTGATGACGGAACGAGCCGTGAAATCACAACGCTTGCCCATAAGATTGTTACGCATACGACCCTCTTTAGCACTAAGACGCTGCTTGAGCGACTTGAGTGGCCGACCAGAGCCGCGTTGGCTAGCCGGGGGCAACCCAGGGATTTCGTTATCAACTAGGGTAGCAACATGGTACTGGAGTAGTTGGTGCCACTCGTCGATAATGTTAGCCATGTCAACTGTGTCCTTGCCGGTATCGCGATTTGAATCGTTAATCTTGTCCTTGAGAGAATTGTTTGTCTTGACAATGTCGGATAGCTTGTGGGTAAGATCGTCTTCGGCCTTTTGGTTGCCATCTTGGCGAACACTAGGGCGAACGTGAGGCGGAGGAACCGGTAAGACACTACAGATCATCCAGTCGGGGCGCGAATATTTAGGAGAAAGACCGAGTAGTTCTACGTCATCATTTGTAACACGCTTAAGAATGGAGAGTACCTTTTCTACCGAGATAAACTTGCGTACATTGTCCTTACCCTGCTCCTTAAACTCGGCATAGACCTTGGCGACTCCGTCTTTTTCACGCTTGGGCACAAGGTAGCGAGTAGGTTGAACAATACCACACCCGTCGTGCTTGCTCTTTCCGTCTACTTCACTAGAGAGACAATTCTTACCATACTTTTGGCACCAATTGTAGACAGCTAGGAAGCGGCCCTTGGACTTGGTCTTGCGTAGGATGTCTTGAACAGCCGGGTCCTCAATGTTTAGGAGGCACTTGGAGCAGCGCCAACAAACGCACTTGAGAACCTTGAGCACCATGTTCATAAACTGGATGTAGTAGACGGGGCGCGCAAGGCGAATGTGGCCAAAATGGCCGGTACAATTACGATTATCCATCTTACAGGTTTCGCATACTTGGCCGTTTTCAATAGTACCCATCCGAGGGTCGAAAAGACCGTTGGGTTTAGGCATGTTATTTTCATAGGTATCTTGCGTAAAAACTTCACAAACAGAGCCCTTTAGAATGTCGTCAGGGTTCCAGATCGATAAAATTACTTCCGTTACTTTCTCGATGTTGCTAGCTGTAGCATTGTAGTTATCCCGGAAAAGTGACATGGTTATATTGTTCTGTAATAATATTAGATAAATAAATTTCAATTTTCCTTAAATTACTTTTCTTGTTATGTACCTAATTTCCGGGTCCACCAGTCACGTCTAACTATTTAAGACTATTTTAAAAGTATCGACACATAAGTCTAACCAATTAATAGTGTTAAAGGTTACAGTTCCACTAGTTAACTTTTGTATAACTATATTTTCACCACCATTTCCAATTCCTATTAGTTTGTTACTACTATTGGTCGTAGACTCTGTACTGTCTGTAATATTAGTACCCTCTACAAATGTCCATCGAACATTTGGAATAATTTTAGAGATATGTACAAACTCGCTATACATAATAGAATCTATGAAAATGTGTATACCGGCTCTAGAAACATTAGATACCTTAAAATTATATGGTCCCTTATTAACACTAAAATAGCTAAGTAGCTTACACCGTTCATAAAAGTCTGCTATCTTAGTATTAAGCCTATCTCTACTATTGATATACCGTATCATTTCCTTTAGTTGCTGTTCACCATAGATAATACCACTAAGAATGTTATGAATAAGTATATCAAAGGCTCTACGAATAGGACTAGTAAAATGGGTGTAATGGGGGATATTAAGGGCAAAATGACCCTTTTCACTAGTACTATATTTAGCTAATTTGTATTTCTTTAGTACCTCAATAGTTGATAGAGAGTCTAATATAGGTATGCTATTTATATCGGAACTTTCATGAAACCGTTCAGGTGCTATATTAATTAAATGTGTCGTAACTATTCTATTTGTAGCAATCATCAAGGACTCTACTATTTTGTTAATACGATTCTGATTAGTTATTTCTATAGATGCTATAGAGTTGTTAAAAATACTAATAGTTCTTTTAGGAACATCCAGTTTTGAATATATCCATTTGGGATTCTCTAGGAGTTTATCTAGAAACACTAGATGTTTTTCACCATCTTCTAGAGCCTTTAGTGCTGTATAGTAATCATAGCGCTGTTTAATTATAATAGTATCCTTATATATCCTATAACTTATACCATCTCCAGAACTATCTAACTTTATTTCCAGTGTTATGACTGGTCTACTTTGTCCCTGTAATAGACTAAAATGGTTTTCCGAGTAGTCGGGATGAAATAGGTTTAGGTTGGCTTCTGGTAAATATAAGGTACTACCTAGGGCCATAGCATTATATTCAAAATCAGTATATAGTAGATTAGTGTGTATATCTACAATGTGAATATATAGCCTCTTGTTTTCCAAGTCAATACTAATAGCATCATCAAAATCCAATGAATGTGTGGGATCTATGTTAAAGGTGTGTAAATGTGTATTATCTACTACATGGTCTAAACTATAAAAGGGTTTTGTGTGTTTTATAGATGATTGTAGATTGTTATATATTCTATAAAAGTCATCATCTACTATATTTCTATACACCTCTTGACACATCTCTAAATCATTTTTACGGTCTGTTATAGAGCCGTATTCTTTAATTATGTTAATCTGTTTATTATCTATTAACACTAGGCATAAACATATCTTTATAGGTACGTTAAAAATATAACTAGTTTGTGTCTTGAATATTTTGCTCTCTAGGGGTAGTCGTAATAGTCTAAGTTTAGTATCTAGTATGCCTATAGTAACTCTAGAAGCCCGGCTAACTATTCCCTCTATTATTACTTGCCCATTATCTAGTTTATTATAAGTTATAGTATCGCCTGGCAAAACCTTGTAATACATTTCATTTTTTACAAAATCCGTCCTAGTATCACTAGATAATTTGTAAAATAAACCGTTTGACTCTATGGTATCCATCTTAATCTAATAAATAGAATATATTTGCCTATATTAGACTAATGGATATTTGTATAATTGGAGCTGGTATTTCTGGGTTATATCTAGGTATAGACCTAGTTAAAAAGGGTCATAATGTAACTATAGTAGAGCGTTCTAAAAGATTAGGTGGTCGTATATATACTAGACACTTTATGGGTTACAATTTTGAATCGGGCGCTGGACGTTTTAGTAATAACCATAGATTACTATTAGAACTAATAGAACGGTATCTTATAGTGCCAAAGTTAAGCCACCCCCCTAAGGGGTGTGGCTTCAAACTTTTGGACACTATAGAACCCGCGTTAGATGCCTTTGGCACTCCACGGTATCCACTAAAGGGTCCTATAAAAATTGGTGGGGGTAGCGAAGAAATAATAGAATATTATAAGGTTATCCAAGATTCCCTAAGAAATAACAGGTCCGACCTAAGTACTATTAGCACCATGGATTATCTAATAGGGCTATTCGGTAAACCCAAGGCGGAACATTTTAGGTTAATATATGGCTATGATGGTGATTTACTATTATCTAGTGCCCTATGTGGTACAAATATCCTAATGGATGACTATAAATCCACACAGTACTATGTGTTAATGGATGGTCTAGATAAACTCATAGAATGTATGGCAGATGAATTTACATCTAATGGTGGTAAAATACTCTTTAGAAAAAATGTAAGTACCATAGATAAAGGTCCGGGTTATTATGTATTAAAAGGGGCTACATTAGACATAAAATGCCACAAATTAGTACTAGCTATACCACCATCATCTATAGAAAAATTGTCTCCAAATACTAGCTTAGGAGTATTTGGATTTTTGAAATATGTAAAACCTGTACCACTATTGCGGGTGTACTTTATATATAATAAACCACAGGCCGCTCTAAAGGGACTACATAAAATGGTAAGTGAACTAGACATACGCTTTATTATACCTATTAATCAACAAATTATTATGATAAGCTATAGTGACTATAAACTGGCTCTAAAATGGAAGGCATTGTATGAGATGAGTGTAGATACTTTTACTAGAAAAGTGTTAAAGGAGTTTACTATAGTCACTAGTAGAACACTAGTAAAACCCGATAGTATTTCTTTTGAGTACTGGGGTGAAGGTGTCCATGTATGGACGCCGGGGTTTAACTATGTAGAAAACTATAGTAAAATTATACAACCATTAGAGGGTTTATACCTTTCTAATGAAGCATATTCTAAAAAGCAAGGATGGCTAGAGGGTTCCCTAGAGATGGCTAGGGATGTGTCTCTTTTAATTGACTAGTCTGAGTCTCGTCCAAGCATCGTCTTCCTTAGGTGCGTTTTCTGCTAAAAAGTCAATTAGATCGGCTAATTTTTCACTCTCTGGTAGGCCGTAGGTTTTCTTATTTTTAAAGACTATCTTGTCTTGTTCATTGATAGCTACTATGTATTCGGGTTTTACACCTTTTTCCTCTAGGTACATCAGTAGTTCAAGTACTTCTTTGTCGTTGTACATTCTAGATACTAGGGGCTCTAATATATCCTGGTCATAAGAGCGTAATTTATCAGTACCATTTAGTTTCTTTACTAGGAGAGAGAATAGCTTAGATAGTTGTTTTATGTTAGCATTTTGAATATCAAAATTTAATTTTTCAGCTGCCTTTTCTAATATTTTGGCTAGTTCATCTATAGATTTTTTAATAGGAGCATCCTCGTCCTCCTCAGTGGCAAAATCGGCGTACATTTGCCTAAAGAGAGCCCCATAGTATAGCATGTTTCTATGGTCTAACATTTCTATAAAATCATCGTATTTTTCTAAGAGTCTACTACTATTTTCTATTAGTCTATTTACATCTTCTTCTGTAGTATCAACTTTAGTGCTGTTTTCTTGTTCAGTCATGGCTCTAGTATGTTTTTAGGATTTTCTAGTATTAGAAAAACGCACTAGTTACTAGTAGATGTCATAATGTGGGTTAAACGATGGATTGTAGCCAAAGTCTTGAAGACGTATAGGACCATCGCGATATTCTAGGCACTCGTTATATAGATTCGTGAGTTTTTCTTCTAGCATATATCTTAGTTCATTATGACGATTCATCTCCTTGTCATTTACTAGGCTAAATAGTATAGCATGAAAATGGTTAAGAGCGTCTACTTTTAATATTGATAAGGTTTCTATATCGATACTTTCTGCCTTTTTAGCGTCCGTGACTTTACCATAGATTTGTAAGAATCTATTAATTCTAATGACCATTTCATCAAAGTTCTTAGTATCGGTTAATTTAAATGCCCTGATATCATATAGGAACTCGAGAACGTTGGGGTCGAAATAGAGATAGTTGGTGAGTTTATAGTCCTTAGGAATAATGACATCCATTTTCTCCTCTAAATCTCTAAAGTCTCTATCCTCATCACCCACTAACTTTTTGTTTTGAGAGTTTAACATATAGCCAACTATGACAAGTGATATGAAAAATATAAGCCAGTATTGATTGTGAACAAATAGGTATTGCTGAAATATAAAAAATACTAAGGCTAAATATAGATAAGTATATTTAGTAAAACTATTACGTATTCTAGGAAAAGAGTTTAATATGATGTTTCCTATCATCCTTAATAAAATACACTATAATATTTTTATATATTGTATTTTATACAATATGATTATTAAAAAATATTAGCTTATAATATAAATGAGTTCTACATCTAAATCCAACAAACGTGGTGGTGCTTCGGGTATCCCTCTTTTCGACCATCCTATTCTCGATGCCTACCTTAAAATGAACCTCGTAACTAGTCTCATGCCCACTACGCTTATTCCTCTTGGTGTTCTTATGGCCGTCTATTCGACCCTCTCGAAGGAAGAAGTACAACGTGGTGGCTTTCAAGCTATGAGTGTAACTGATCCCCTTATGAAGGAATACATGGGCATGTTCGGTATCTACGAACTTACCGCTCTTACCTTAGTTCCCTTTGCTTTCCTCCTAGGCCGTGACCTCTTCGAACGTGTCGTTGAAGACTATAAGAAGGCCGAAGGTGTTGAATCCCCGGCTAAGGTAGCCCAAAAAGGCGGTGCCGCTAGCTGGATGGATATTCCTATCCTTGATACCTACCTTAAAATCCAAGGTAATGTTAACATCACGCCCGCTACTCTTGTACCATTTGGCATCCTCATGGTTGTCTACTATGTTATTCGCGGTAAGAAGGCCGAAGGTCCCCAATATGGTGGTATGGGTATGCCCGAATTCCTCTCCACGGCTAGCCTTAAGAGCTACATGGATATGATGGGTATTACTACCCTCACTCAACAAACACTCCTACCTTTCTCGCTTATTATTAGCAAGGAACTATTTGATAGATACGTCAGACAACAAAAGAAACTCCTAGAAACCGTCGAACCTAGAAGAGACTAAAGCCTTTTTAGAAAAAAGCGTGGCCAAAAAAACACTTTTATAAAAGTGTAAGTCAAAACACACTTTTAACAAAAGTGTAAGTCAAAACTTCTATAAATATATAGATGAATGTATTAGGGTTTATGCGATAAATATATTAAGATGAATATATAGATGAATTTATTTAGATAAATCTATAGCTACTAGTTAGTTTAGTGATATCTAATACGATCTATTAGAATTTATATAAAATATATTAGGAACCTTAGATGAAAGAGACAGCCCTTTGTAAATTATTAATCTCAAATTTCTAAAGGAACTAATATAATTTATATAAATTCTAATAGATTATATTAGAATTACACTAGGACAACTAGAAATAACTAGGACAACTAGAAACAACTATAAACTAATACAAAATAATAGAAACCATAAATTTATAGATATACATTTATCTATAAATTTATCTTTTTGACCACACTTTTTTCTAAAAAGTGTATTTATCTATAAATTAAAAATAAATTAAAAATAGATTCGTCGAAATATATTTTTAATCTATTTATCGCATAAACCGTAAACCTTAATAAATTTATCTAGTTTTGGCCACGCTTTTACAAAAGCGTTTTTGACTTACACTTTTTTCTAAAAAGTGTTTAAAAAGTGGAGTAAGCCTTGTTGTTGTCAAAGCCCGAAACTTGGTCAGCCTTGGCTTCTTCGCTCGACTTGCTCGAGTCTTCCGACTTTTCATCGGCGTAGAAGCCTTCCTTCTTTTCGGCGGCCATGCTCGAGTCATCCGAGGCCTTGCTCGAATCGTCCGAAGCCTTGCTCGAGTCGTCCGTCTTTTCGTCCTTGGTCATCATCATCTTCTTGTCGGCAGCCGGCTTGTCTTCGAAGCGTTCCATGGGCCAGCCAACCGTGTTGGCACCAATACCAAAACCAGCACCCTTACGAGCACCTTCGCCTACCTTAGGGGCAAAGATATCAAGAACGGCAAAGGTGGCGGCAGCACTGAGAGCAATAAAGATGATTTCAGTGATTTCGACCTTCTTTCTAGGGATAAAGTAGGCAGCAACGGCAACGGCAATACCTTCTAATAAATATTTAACGTAGAGCTCAAACATATTTATATTATATTGTTAGAAAATGTTTTTACATTTTTTAATTGATAATTGATAATTGATAATTGATAATTGATAATTCAAATAAAAATTCATCATCCAAATAAAAATATTTAGGCAACTGATATATCATCTTTCGCTAATACACCCTTATTCTTTACGTTAGAATTAGGACCAGTAGTTGTACATCTAGCTATATCACTAGTATTAATCCATTTAGTGCTCTTAATTACTCCACCATTGTTCTTTTTGTAGACTACTTCATATGGCTTACTTAACTTGTCCTGAACACAATCGCCATATACTAGTTTGTCACATACTTTTCTATTAGGGCATTTAGTTTTACCAAGAGTTTCCAACTCATCATGTATGCCCTTAATATCCTTATCTAAATCATCTGTTACACCCTTTAACGTATTATACTTGTGTAACTGTTCTTTAATCTTCTTATCTTCTAGTTCTAATAGTTGTTTCCACTCTTTCTCCTTTTCTGTTAAATATTCAGTATCCTCCTTGAATTTATAGTAATTTATATCACCATAGGATTCCTGTATTTTTTCTAGTATATTCGGCGATACAATAGTCCAAACAATATTATTGTCTTTGGTATCTAGACTAATTACTTCTTGTTTACTATGTCCTGCTAGGGAAATTTTTTTACCAGTATTATATAAAAACGTGCCTGTTTGAGGATGATATAAATATACGTTATCATCCTTCTTAAACAATCCTTTGTTAGTTCCTAGACCCTTTAAAACCCACGTGCTATTCTTATTTTTCTCGCCACCTAAAGAAACTTCCATTCCCCTGCCACTAGATGTAGGATTACCTCTTATAACCTGTAGATATTGCCCATTGTTCTTAAGGTAAATGGAGTTACCATCCTTTACTAAATGGCCCGCTCTTTTACCATCTAAATCTTCTATAGTCCAATTTATAAGTTGATTGTCGGCTATAGTATCTACATAAACCGATGATAATCCACTAGAGCCTTTAAAATCATATTTCATGTTAGGATTTCCTGATAGATACTCCTTATTAGTGTTTACTATACTAAATGTACTGCTATAATTGATCCATTTTTCTATATTATCAACCTTATCTAACTTTAATACACTATAGAATACATTTTCTATCTTACCAGATTCAATATTTAGTACATAGTTCTTCTTGTTAAATATAATACAGTCGCTGCCCTTACAAAGTATTACTAATTCTGAACCATCATCTAATGTATTTGTTAGGTACATTGATTGACTAAAACCCAAGTATGAATTATCCTTTAGTGATTTCATAGAGTAGTATTTAGATTGGCGCTCTACACTCCAAATATTGTTTGGTATAATGTCGCCATTAACAAGCGTCGGTAACCCACTAGAGTAATCTAGATATCTATTGCCGACATGTAACTTACATAATTCTACATCCGGTGTTAAGAAACTATATTCAGCGGGTTTACTTTCAAAAAAAGTACGTTTACCATTTGCTACATCCTTTACTACAAATTTAACATCTATTTGTGGCTTTCCTATACTACGTATAAAACTATTGAATATGAGTTTATCATTTACTATTATACCTATAAAGTCTTCTATAGGATACAACAATATTCTAAAATTGTATAGAATTTTCGTCTTTAGTCCAAAATCTAATTCATGTAACTGTTTACCCTTGTGTAGTATCTTAGTACTTTTGGGGCTTAGCACTAACTCTACATCACCTAAATGTATATGTATGCTGCCTACATAGTAATCTAGGAATATTCTACCTACTATCTCTTTTGGTTCTACCAATTCAACATTTAGTGTTTGAAATGTCATATCTATAGTACCTTTATTTATGAGTTCTCTCATTGTAGTAATGTCTGTAATAACATTAGTAACATTAGTAACATTCGCAGTATTAGTTTCATAATGTTCAGTGGTATTGTAGTATAGTTTTGTAGAGATAACTATAAAAACTATAATAGCTAACAGTAAAAATATATGTTTTGTCTTTAACATTGTTATTAACCTCTATTTAATAATAATATTAATTTTTTAGTTAGTTAGTATTAGTTAGTTTTTAGTTATTTTATTTAGTAATATTACCCTTTGTTGTATATTTACCTAGTACATAATAGTTGGCACTATCTCTTCCACTAAGTACTGCTCCAGTCATTGTTACGGGTTTGTTATTACCTATAGCATCATTATTATATGTTGCTGTATATTTACTTATTGCTACTATGTCCGCTGCTAATTTATTATATGCTGAAAAGACCATTGTTGCCTTTTTATTACCTTTAATGTATTTTCTAGATTTTACTAAGTATTTAAATCCCAATAAACGCTTTGTTATATTTGCTAATTTTGTCTGACCAACACTTATTCTATAATTTGTAGCTATAAAAGCACCATTGTTTCTTAGTGATATAGAACGGATTGTTACTAATTTATTATTACCTGCAGTTTTAGTATTAAAAGTTGCTGTATTTGTCCATAGTGGGGTTTCTCCAGTTACTGAACCTGTTACACTTAGTAGTGCCGCGGCCGTTGTTGTACCGTCATATACCTTATTTGCTACACTTCTTATAGTGGCCGTTAAAGGTTTAGATGTAATAGTACCTGTAGATACTTGTCCGGCAGCAACCGTATAATTACTACCTATAAATGGCATATTGTCAGTTAGTGTAATATTATTTATCGTAACAACCTTACCTGTACCTACATTAGGTGTATTAAAGGATGATGTACAATTATAATTAGCTACTTCACCAGCCGCAACTCCATTAAATAATAGTGTAGATATTGCGACTGTTGTACCATCATATACCTTAGTTGTAACGGTTGCGACCGATGCTGTTAGTGTTTTTGTTGTAATATTACCTGTACTTACCTGACCGGGTAGTACTGTATAATTACCAGGATTAAAAATACCGTTGGTTAATAAGTTTATAGTATTTACTGTAACTTGTTTACCTGTGCCGATACTAGGGGTATCAAAAGATGCTGTATAATTATAATTAGGTGTTTCAGTTGGCACAGCACCCGTAAAAGATAATGTTACTATTGCTGATACAGTACCATCATATTCCTTGTTTGTTACAGATACTATGGATGCCGTTAATGCTTTAGCTGTAATAGTACCTGTACCTACTTGACCAGCCGTAACTGTATAGTTATTGTGATTAAAATTAACATTTGTTATTAAGTTTATAGTATTTACTGTAACTTGTTTACCTGTGCCGGCATTAGCATTATTAAAGGACGCGGTATAACTAGCACTAGGTTCTTCTAGTACCACAGCACCTGTAAAACTTAATGCTACCGCGGCATCTCTTGTACCATCATATTCCTTGTTTGTTACAGATGTTATTGTCGCAGTTAAAGGTTTTGCTGATATAATACAATTAGGTACTACTAATGTATTCTCATAACTATAATTTGTTGGTTTAAAATTACCATTTGTACCTAATACAATATTACTTACTGTTATAGTTTTTTGAGTTCCAACATTTTTATCATTATATTTTGATGTATAGTTGTAGATTGGTGTTTCACCAGATGGTAAGTCATCGTATGTAAAGGTAATATTTGTACTATCACTACCGTCATATTCTTTTGATAAATTATTTATAGATGGTACTAATACTCTCGGTGTGATTTCAGCATTATTTACTGTTACTAAATCAATAAAATAATCATAATTACCTGGATTAAATTTAGTAGCACTATTTGTTAATAGGTTAAAACTATTTAATGTAACTGTTTTACCTGTTCCAACATCAGCTGTTTCATAGACACAATCGGATGTATAATTTGGTTGTTCTCCAGGAGCTAAACCACTAAATGTTATTACCGGATTTGCCACAATAGTACCATCGTATTGTTTAGTAAAAGTATCTATACTATATGTTAATGTTCTTTTGCTTATATTTGCAGTCAAACTGCTAGAATTAATAAATGTAAATAAATAATTTGTTGGTTTAAAGAGATTATTTTCTGTATAAGTAATGTTGTTTACATTTACAGTTACTGGTCTATTATTTCCAGAATTATAGTTGGTAAAACTACCAGGACAATTATAAATAGGTGTTTGGCCAATTACCAATCCCGTAAACTGTAAGGTTACTTGGGCTGAATTAGTACCATCATATATTTTATTAGAAGCAGTGACTGGTGTAACAGTTGCTGGTTTTGCTGTGATTGTACCTTTATTAGAAGTATTTGAAGTTGTGTCAATAATATAATTGGCTGGCTTAAAAGTTCCACTTTGTAAAAGATTAACATTTATAGAAACAGTTTTATCTGTACCAACATTTGGGTCATCAAATATTACCGAATAGGAAGAGTAGTTTGCTGTTTCACCCGCAACTAATCCTGTAAAATTTAAATTTACAATACCAGTGTCTGTAGTTCCATCATATTCCTTTGTAACACTACTAATTTGTACTATTAAATTTGCTGGAATTATTTTACCAGTAGTAACTGGATAGGTTTCAATTGTATAATTACCTGACAAAAAAGGTGGATTATCATTTGGGTCCATACTTGTTATTATGATTCCTTTGTTATCACCAACATCCACACTATTATAAGAAGCGTTAAATGTAAAATATGGTGTTTCACCAGTAATAGTACCACTAACACCTAGAGATACATGTTGGTTAGCATCATCTAATATACCGTTATATACTTTATCTGTTACACTATTTACAGATACATCTAATATTTTTCTAGATATTGTACCTTTAGGATTAGGAAAAGCACCCAAACTATAATTATTTTTTAAAAATGTAGGAGTTGACACTAAATCAATACTATTTATTGTGACAGCTTTAACTGTATTTGCGTTTTTGTTATCAAACGTAGCATTATAGGTATAATCTATATCTTCTCCTGGAACTATACCGGAAAATGCTAAATCTACTTGAGCATTAGTATTTCCGTCATATCCTTTAGTAGTTACACCATTAGGACCCGTCGAAACTGTTAATTGTTTAGCTGTAATAGAGCCATTTGTATATTCAGCTGTATTTGTAATGTAATAATTATTTTGTTTAAATGGTAAATTATCACCTAAAGTTATGGCAGACACTGTTATTTTTTTACCCGTACCAACATTAGGATCATCATAAACTGCAGTAAAAACAAAGCTTGGTGTTTCTCCACTAACAGAACCACTTAAACTGACAGTAGTATTAACTGTAGCACCTGTGTTACCATTATATGTTTTTGGGGTAGAATTTGATATAAAAACGGTCAACTCTCTCTTTACGATATTACCGGTAACTGTAGGATATGTACCAAGCGTATAATTACTTGATAAAAATGGAAAATTATTAGATGTACTTATATAATCAAATCCAATCTGTTTATTGGTTCCTACATCAGCATCAAGATATGTAGCAAGCATATTATAATTAGGTGTCTGTGTACCGACTAATCCACCAAAAGTTAAAGTAATATTATTTGTCGCAACATTTGTACCATCATATACTTTATCAGTAACGTTTGCTGTAATAGTTAATAATTTCGGAACGATATTATTTGTTATTGTTGCCGCTAAAAGATTAGTATAACTATAATTGGTTGTCAGAAAACCTGTATCTTGATTATTGACCAATAAAATATCTGAAACAGATAAATTTCTTAGACCAACATTAGCATTATTAAAAGTTGCTGTATAGTTAGTACTTGGAACTTCTGTATTAACCAATCCGATATAATTAAATGTTAGAGTACCATTAGTTGTACCATCATATATTTTAGAACAAGTGTATGTATATGTTAGTGGCTTAGTGGTAATGGTACCACTAAATGGCGGAATGGAAGAACTATAACTATAATTATTTGCTAAAAATGAACCATTATTACTTAGTGTTACACCAGTTACTGTAACATTTTTAGTACCTACATTAATATTATCATATGTTGCTGTATATGTTTTATTTGGTATTTCTCCGGCGACTAAACCATCAAAGTTAAAGGTTACAGTAGCGGTATTATTACCATCATATACTTTTGTACTTGACACAGTATATGTTAATTCTTTTTTATTTATTGTTCCAGTTATAACCTGTGTTGATGGATATAAGTAATTAGTGATAGTAGTACCACTACTAAAATTTTTCAGTAATAATACGGATATTTGTATTGGAATATTTGTACCAACATTATAATCATTATAATTACCTATAATAGATGATAACATAATTTGTTTATATGTATCCAGACCATAATCCAATGTGTACATTATTATACCTAGTGTATTATTATTGGAAAAATTATTATTTCCATTATATGTCATAGTTCCATTTATAAGTATGATATTTATATTTGATTTTATATTGACCCCAGTAATATATGTTGTACTAGTTAATTTCATCTGCGTTAAAATATTTTTTTGAACACCATCATTAGTAGCTAATTGTCCGTAAATATTATAGCCACAAGCATATACCGTACCATCATTCATTGTTGCAATAATATTATCACACGCGCAATACATACTTATTGGTGTCTTACCAGAAATGGCAGTCATCTTTGTAAGAGTACTAGAATTAGTATATGTACCATTACCTAACTGTCCAGAAAAATTATCACCACAACCATAGATATAACCACTTGATGTTAATAAATAAATATTATTCTTAATAGATTGTATTCTTGTTATAGTTGCGGAAGAAAGTACTGTTGTTGGAACTTGTACTAAACTTGTAAAATTTGTACCTGATACAGATAGTTTATTATAATTATTACTACCACACCCATATACAGTATTATCAGTCATTAACATAAGTGTAGTTCCTCCACCACATGAAATTTGTTTTACTGTTTTTCCCGTATTATTAACAAATTGGGTAAAATTTAAATAAGAGATTCCGGAAGTACTATTTCCAAATTGTCCACCATAGTTACTACCAAAACCATAAACAGTTCCATCCTCAAGCAAACACATAATAAAATAGGTATCTGGCGAAATACTTACTATTTTTTTACCAGTATTATTTTGTGCCATTAAAAAACTCGAACTATTTGTTGTACTGCCATCACCCAATTGTCCATACGGGTTATAACCACAACTATATAAAGTTCCATCATTCATTAATACATATGATGTGTAATCACCACAGGAAACCTGTATTGCTGTTTTTGGAGTGGGTAATACACATTTTATCAGTGATGATGTATCATTTAAAGTACCATTACCTAATTGTCCACTATTATTTCTCCCACAACCATAAACTGTACCATCATCAAGTAATACAATAAGATGATACAATCCATAACTATATTGTATACATTTTTTTCCAATTGGTACTGTAGAAACAGGAGTAAGAACATTTGACGCATAATTTACTCCATTAGTTCCATTTCCAAATTGTCCATATCCATTATTACCACAGGCATATAAAATACTATCTGCTCCCAAAACATAGGATGAATAACTATCACTTAGACCTCCTAATATAAATTTATAATTCTTTATGTATTCTGTAAAATATGTACCTATCAGATCCACATTGTCGGATTCTAGTATCCAATTGCCACCTAACCCAGAACTTCCCGTATAGTCATCTGAACTACGTATTACTAATCCACTTAGATTCTCCAATTTACCTATTACATAACGCCAATTAGAGTCTCTATGAATATTACAACCCATTAAATCTAAATTTGTAGCATTTAAAACATTCTTGAAATATGTTAGTAAACTAGTAAAATCAGTCCATGTAGTTATTTCAGGATCTAAAGTTTCTACATCGGTTAATGTAGCTTGTCCAAATTGTCCTACATATTGATAATTACCTGTATTGTAATTCTCCTGAAATATACCAATATTTGTAATATTTGTGATATTTGTAACAACTTCGGCTATTTTGTTTTGAAGAGTTTCTAAACTATCTGTTTGGTAATCAACAATTACATACTTGGTGTCTGGTAATAAGGAGTCAATAACTATTTTTTGGTCGGATACTCTATTATCAATAAGTATTAAACTCATTTATTTATACCTTAGAAATAAATGATTTTATAATAGATTTTACTATTTTATTATTTTATATAGTTTAAATAATTTCTAAACTAATAGATACTTGGTATTTGTTTAATAAGATACGCTTGTGGTTTCCACCAGTAAAGCTTTCATCTACATGTTCTAGTACAACTCTATTGTTTTCTCTATCAACAATAATTACTTTTGCTTCCGCGCCGCGATCTACATCCTTTTCAAAAACTGTAACTAGATCACCAACTTCTACGTGGTCCGGAACCGTTTCTAATACTTCCACATTTTTATCCTTGAGTTCCGGATTGGCTTCTAGAAACTCTACACGTTTCTCCTCAGATAGAGAGGCCGCTTCTCTAATATCATTCACATAACTATATAGGTGCTTGCCATTAGGTCTAATGATGTTAAATGTAACCTTATTAATATCTCTTAATCTAATCATTGTTTCCATATCCGTGTTCTTATAATAGGCACAACTATCATCCTTGTGTACTCTAACCAGTTTAAAATGTACTTCGCGATTTAATTGATTTTCGTAGACACTCTTGGTATTTTCTGAAATTTGTACTAACAAGTATTGGTCGTTGTGAATATTGGTAGTTACTAAATCACGAACACATACTACACATGTAGTACCATCATTCATATAGATACTAAAGGGATTTGATTTGGGGCATTCAACAATGTTTCTTTCTCTCGAATCAACATGAATAACTGATCTATCGGGTTCTTGTTGAATAGCAATAGGAGCCGGAGCAGGAGTAGGTACAGGAGCCGGCACAGGAGCTGTAACAGGAGCTGTAACTGGGGCAGCAATGTTTGTAGATTGGATAGGTGTGGGTGTAGGCTTAGTAGTAAAATTTCTGTTTTGTTGTTGTTGCTGTTGCTGTTGCTGAATAGGGTATTGTTGTTGCGGCATCATATTAGGATTCATTTGATATGGCATAGGCTGGTTCATATTCATTTGTTGCATATGTTGTTGAGATAACATATTAGGATTCATTTGTTGCGGCATAGGTTGATTCATATTCATTTGTTGTGGCATAGGCTGATTCATATTCATTTGTTGCGGCATAGGCTGGTTCATATTCATTTGCTGTTGCATCATATGTTGTTGCATTTGTTGTTGCTGCATCTGCTGCATCTGTTGTGGAGACATCATGTTGGGATTCATTTGTTGAGGCATTTGTTGAAAGTTATTTCTATTCATTGTAGTTTCTAAATTAGAAGTCTCATTTTTTTCCGCTATATTTTCCTCATTTCTAGACTCTTCTAAATTTTCTCTAACACGGCTGTTTCCACTAATATATCCGACATCATCTTCATCAATATCATCGCCGGTATTCATAGCTTCTATGTTTTCAGTACTGACGGGTATTACTATTTTTGACTTTTTTCTTTCCTCTATTTCCCTCTTAAGTCGTTCGTTTGGATCTTCATCTACTCTTTTATCGCTATTTGTGGCAACAACTGATTCTAAATCATTTGCCTTCTTAGGTATTAAAAAGTCCTTAATATGATTTGATATAAAACTCTCTAAAAACCGATTGAGTTTGTTTACATCGTTAAAACGTGCCCATAGTCCATCAATCTCCGCCATAATTCGTTCAATAATTAACTTTTTGTTTAGTTTATTATTGGCCCTATGACGATTGTAGGCACTAGATATCTTCTCGCTTTTTAGAATGCTTTCTAGAACGGTTCTTTTTTTACTCTCGTCCATTCTAGTTTAATAATGTATAAATGTTACTGCTAAAGAACGCAATGCTTTATGGTATTAGAACTAAAACTCTAGTACTGGCCTTCTATTCTTTTTCTTAGTGTTCATGTATTTTTGAAGAGTACAACTAGATTGTATATTTTTAGGGCGTTCTAATTGTTTCCATGGATAAATCGTAGAACAAAATGTATATACTTCTAGCAAGTCCCATTGTTGATACTTGAATAGCTTCTTTTCTAAATAATCAGCATAACATATTGAGTTTATAATATTCTTCTTTGAATATCCAGGTTTATTCTGACAATTTACATAATTTTCATATGTCAACATACCGAATACAAATGGATCCATTTCGGTCCTAATATACACATCATTAATAATACCTTCACTAAATTCCATTAAAGAACATTCTGTATCCATGATAAAGTCGCGTTTTTGATTATTTATAGTTGACATATCATCTTTTTCTAACTTATAAAAATGTAACATATTGTTTAAATATCGTAAATCACTATTACATATATTTATCATCTTTTCTATTGTTTCATCATCTATAGTTTCTACATTGTTTTTAATAAATTCATCTAATGTCTCCCTATTAGGCCTTTCTAATTCAACTAGTTTACATTCCTTTTTTAATTTAGTGTACACTTTCTTTTCTAGATCCTCGAAACTGTTTGTTTCACTAACTATTACTACAGGCATATCTAGAAACTCCAAATTCTCTATAACATCCCTTAAAATCGTCTTCTGAACTACAAAATTCTCCTCTAAACTATCTATTACTAATAATTTCTTATTGCTGACATCTGATACATTTTTTTGTTTCAATAGTTTAGGGATAAAATCCTTTATAGAATAAATATTTGTACTCTCATAAATATCTAACAACTTCCCCATATCTAATATATCGTATGTACAATGTTTTAAAAATGTATTAAGCATATCACTATTGTGCGTAATAATACCATTATCTATTACAAATAGTTCTCCTTCTACACTAATTCCTACATATTCAAATTCTTCATATATAGGCTCTATTTGTACACTATATTCTAACTCATTTATATCTATTCCAACATAGGATTTTCTTTCCTTTAGTGGGCTGTTTAAAAACTCTTCGGGGTAACAATATATAATAGAATTATCTTGCGTATTCTTTAGTACCAATAAGTGATTTCTAGTTACTCGGTAACTAATAGAAATAATAGAAGCGCAAGTGGAGGAGGCTAAGGGTTGCGAGCGAGACTTACCCGCCACCGCGCAAGCGGAGGAGGCTAAGGGTAGCTCGCTCTGCGAGCGAGACTTATAAATAATATTATAGTACATCTCGGAAACACCATGGCAAACCTTATGTACCTTTCGCGGAATTCCTAGAGGATCTAATATATATTCTTCCGGTTCTATATATTTTATAGGTTTATAGGTTCCATCGGCTAATAGTACATTAGTATCCCTAGCTACACATTTACCCACACCAGTATTACCAGTAATTAATAATACATTTGATGGTTCTTTGGGTTTAGGTTTCTTAACTGTAGATTTCGCCTTGGGTTTAGTTTTTGTAGTTTTAGAGATTTCTAGAGGCTGTTTTTGTTGAGCTGTTATTCTGTCCTGTTTAATAACTTCTAATTGTACAAACCATTCCTTTATAGCGTCTAAATTCTTTATTTGGGATGTTTGATTTTTGTAAAATTTATAAATATTTTCAATAGAGTTAGACATCTATTAACTCTTTATCTACTCTTTATTAAATATTTATAAATTAGGGTTTAAATTGCTATTTTCTATGTGTATCACATATTTTGTTAACCATGGTTAACAATTCCCGCTTCTCCTTGTTATAAATTCGTATCTTATCCATACATTGGTCATATGTAAACCAATTGATACTACTTATTTCTGTATATTGGTATATATTACTTTCATCGTAACTCAAGTCTTTATCAGCCTTACATTCTGCTAAATAATATACGTGTATATATTCTATTAAATTATCAGCTATATATTTCTCTTCAAACAATTCATCGGTATGAAATGTTAGGTCATCTATAGTTAAATTTGTCTCTTCTAATACTTCGCGTTTAGCACAATCCATTTTAGATTCATTTCTATTCTTTTTGCCTTTTGGAAATCCCCATTCTGGTTCTACATATTTCGGATAGTTTCTGGCTTCTAGATCCCTTACTATATCTTCGAATTTCATAAACCGTTTTTCTTTAATACCTAAATCAGTATGAACAATTGTATAATAACCTTTTTTTAAGGTTTCAAATTTGTATTTTGCTTGATTATAATCTCTTTTAAAATGATGTGAAGTAATTTTCTTTTTATCTAAATTCCATAAAGAATTCCAAAGTATATCAAAATTATTCTTAATTATTGTTTGTTTTTCTATTTCTGTCATGTATGAAATCATTCTATATACGGCCTCTACATCTTCTAATTGATACTTACCTCTAATGAATTCACTATATGTAAAACTATCCTTCCTACATATTAAACAATAATATGGATTATTGTCTAATATTTTGTAAATTATTATCCCATAGCTGATATTTTTAGGTTGCCTATTCATTACAAACCTTCTACCATTAACATCTATTTATTGTTTTTAAATGAAGCGTAATGTATAGTTCCAAAGTTAAGCCACCCCTAAGGGGTGTGGCTTCAAACTTTAGGACACTATGGGCACCCGCGTTAGATGCCAAAATAAGTTCTCTTAGAGAACTTAAATTTGCCACTCCACGGTACTATTTCCTACGTGTGATAACTGGTTTACAATTATCCTTTCCACAGTTCCATTTCATATCTAAATCTTTCATCTTAAATAACGATTCTACTTCTACCCCACTCGCAACTAATGTATTTTCTAAGTAGTTATCTAATACGATATTGTAATACTCTATATCATCCTCGTCCAACTTCATTGCTATCGAAGAACATTTCATATGGCACCAAATACCATTATTACGGTAGGCATGCCCTTCACTCATATAGAGATCCGTTACCGGCTTATTGGTACCTAAAGAACCCTTATGTAAAAGGTAGAGTGGGCATTTATTATCTCTTCCAATGAAGCTAGTTATATATTGTATCTTAACTAAATGTCCTTGTGCTGTCTTTACAAAGTCTCCAATAGTAAGGCTTTCTATACACTTATAACCACTTGGTGTTAATATAATTGTTCCCTTACGGAAACAAATGTTATCCAGTATTACAAAAGAACTAGCTATAGCCGGATATGTCACTCCATCTATAGTAATACTAAAGAGACCGTTTTGGACAATATATTGTAATAGTTCTACATATATAGTTTCTAGACGTACCGTATTGATAATAGAACCAGGTCTTGTATTAGTAAGAGTTATACTGTCATATGGAGAACCTGTAACAGAGGCAATTTCAGTTTTTAATTCATTGCTGTAGATAGTCATATTTTCTGGAGTATCTATCAAAGAATAAGGGGCTTCAATAGTAAATTCTACTTCACTGAATTCAGTTGGGGGTAATGTTGTAGGGGCTAATGTTGTAGTAGTGGTTGTGGTTGTAGTAGTGGTTGTGGTAGTGGTAGGAATTTCCAGAACAATAAAATCAGCATAATCTACTACTGTTGAACCATTATATAATACTAAATAGGTGTTTACCCCGTTATCTATACCACTTACACTGTTAAATAATAAAGTAGTTTTCAATAATGATACCGTATCACTACCATACGGGTTCCCTCCATTTACTAATGTATTTAATAATTTTACAGTTACAGCATTTGGATAGGGACTTACGGGAAACTTATTATTACGATATATAAGCGTTCCGCTCGCGTATTGATATGTTACATCTGCTAAAAATACAAGAAGTTTCCATGGTCTATCTGGATATATAGATTTCCAGGTAGTACCTAATCCGGTTAAAGTGGTATTGGCTATACTATCAAGCCAACCATTACTATTGTTACAATTAGGGTTAGATGTATTGGCACCGGCATCAGGTCCAAAATAGGCTCTACCTACATCACTAATAGTACCAGCAAAATAGCAATTGGTGATAGTACATTCTCCGCCATCACTACCGGCGTCTGATCCAACAATACCACCACTACTATCATCTACACTACCCAAGACATAACAATTTGTAATTAGACACTGACCACGATTATTAAAACTGTTAAAAGCAGTACCAGCATATCTTCCAGCTATACCGCCACCACCACTACTAGTAATATTACCAGTACTATAACAATTATTAATTATACAAGTACCCATAAAACCAGCATCTTGACCAGCTATACCACCACTAAGAAAACCACTAATAGCACCAGTACTATAACAATTATTTATTTCACTTATAGTTGAATTATAACCAGCACTATTACCAACTATACCTCCAGATTGATCACCATTAATAACACCAGTACTATAACAGTTATTGATATTACAAGTAAATGATTGGTAGCCAACTATACCACCAGATAATGTTCCAAGAATAGCACCAGTACTATAACAATTATTAATATTACAAGTACCACCAATACCAGCACCTATACCAACTATACCACCACTACCATTGCCACCTATAGCACCAGTACTATAGCAATTATTTATAGTGCCTATAAAACCATCAGATGTATAACCTCGACCTATCCAACCACCAAATTCTGCTAATGTTGTGCTGCCACTACTCAATAACCCTATATCCTTTACAACAGTATTATTAGACCGCGACTCTACGAATCCTATATAATTAGGTATATTATTTATTGTTACCGTATGACCAGCACCATTTATTTGTACATTGTTATTTACACTATTTCCTATTACGAAATATTGAGTACTGCTAGTACTAAGGGTTAAATCTTCAGCTAAAATGACAGTTATATTTTCACTCATATCGCTAGTTAGTGTACATCCGCCTGCTTCAATATCATTTTTAGTAAGGCCTCCATCTGTCGACCAAGCTACATTAGCACCGTTCATGTATAGGGAACAATTAAAGTTTATAGACGTTGTAGCCAATGTTCCTTGGTAGCTACTAATACCACTAGTGAAATAGACACCCTCTATATCCACTCCAGTACTTTCCATAGTCCAATCACCACCATATTTAATGTTACCAGTTTTGTCATTAGAAGCACCTACAACTACACCGGTCTCCTTAGTTAGCACCGAGTAGTAACCCTTCCAACTATCATAGGTAAGGGAGTAGCAGGCGAGAAAGTCAATATTTTTAACACTATGTTTTTTTACCAGGTCTATAAGGAGTTGTAGGTTTTCAGAATAGCTAGTAGCTTCTTTGGCTAAATCGCTACTTACGAAATACGGTTTGTGACTAAAGAGCTGCTTACTATTATTTTCGCTAGACATAAATAGATCATTTGCCACTATAGCTATTCTAGTAATACTGGGTAACTTAGTGGCCAATAAATCAACAATATCTTGTCCGTTAGAACCTCTGGAAAAAGTAATAGGGAATGTAGAAATATTACAGTTTTCTACAAACTTGTTGTAATCACCTACATCTGAATCAACAAGTAGTACATTAGTTATTTGCGAATAATCCACATCGGCATTATATACTATCGGAGTATATGTAATGACCTTACCTCTTTCTAAATCGTTAGAAGGATTAGGAATACTATTTGGTTCATCCATTATAGTATTAGCTGAGAAATTTATATTTAACGCTGTCCCGATAAAATCTAAAGCTATATTAGTAGATGAGTATTTTAACAAATAATCGAGATCGTGGCGAATTTAAAATTCGCATACACGAAGGTATTATTGCCCAAAAAATAAACTCAAAATTCCACGAAGAATCAAAACGCCTCGACGGGCAATCCCCCGGTATAGTACCATTTGGCTACTTTAATAAAGACGGCGAACATAAAACGGCCGATGCTTGTATTAAAGGCTCTTTTTACCTGGGAGAAGTCCTAGTAAATCCCGGTAGTGGTGCCTGGTGTGCTACTAAA